ATATACAAAAAGATTGTTCTTGATGACGTTGCACCAGTATCAACACCAGCTTCGGAACTTACTTCATGCTTTATGAAGGCTAAAGAACAACATTTAAAGGCCAAAGGCACTCCAATTGAAGTTAATGACGTTCGGAAGAGCATTGTAGAAAAATTAGCTATGGCAAGAGAAGTAAATGCAAAAAAATACTTTATCTAATTATTATTGAATATTTAGAAGGTTTATGAGAACTCACTTTAGAAAAGGATTCAAAAATTATGGCATTCAAGACCGATTCAAACTCAATTCCATTCCCAAAAGCAACCGGATACAGCTTTGAAGCAGATAATGCAATCGAAGCTGTTATCACGGACGCCGAATTAGATACAAACGTGGCAACCATTACAACTGAAGACCCACATGGATATACAGTAGGTCAAACCGTAGTAATCGCATTAGACCCTGAAGACGACAATTATGATACATTTAGCTTCCTTGAAGGTTCCTATGTGATTGCAACAACACCTTCAAGCACAACCTTTACTTATTCCAAAACTCATGCCGATGAAAGTTCGGATACAATTGCAGGAACAGCCACAGAATCAATTGCTTCTCCAATTATCACAGGAACCACAGATATTGATTTGATTGTTCCTGATAATGCAGTGTCTTTGGTTGTATATTTCGTCAATCATTCTGCAAAGTTGGTTAAAGGTGCTGGTTCTATTACAATTCCAGCAGCTACCCTATGGAGTATTCCTTGTGTTGGTGGGGACACAGTTTCATTTACAAGAGCCACGACAACAGCCTTGGAATTCTATTTTGAGACGATTTAATAATTTTTTGATATTTAAATGATAGTGAAGGAAGCCTATTTAGGATAGGTCAAGACAAATCAGATTATTTAACAAGTGCTTAGGGCATATCGACTGTATCGGTATGCCTTTTTTTATTGGTAAAGAAATATAGGAGTTTATGAACATGAAGAAAAGTATTGAAGAAATGAAGCAAATAATGGGTCACAAGTATGCTTGTGCGCAAGACATTATTGAAGAAGTAGAAAAGAGTGGCTTGGCAATGACTGCTGAACAAAAGAAGTCTATTGATGATAATGAAGCTGAAGGCGATTCTTGGAAAGCCAAGATTGACGCATTGGAAGCACAAGAGGAAGTTGCAAACAGAATTAAGCAGAAGTCTCTTGGCTTGAAGAATGTTGAGAAGCGTTCAGCACCAGCAATGGAAGTCAATCACGAACCAAAGGCTTCTTTGGTAGCAAAAGATGAGAACGATGTTTATTGTCGTTCGGGTGCTTTAAAAGCCTTTACCAATGACGCAAAAGGTGAGAAAGAAGCCTTTATCAGCGGACAATTTATTCGTTCGATGTGCTGCAAAGATGACAATGTAAGAGCCAAAGCAAGTCGTTGGTTGAAAGAGAATGGACATGTAAGCAAAGCAGCTTTGGGAACTACTTCTGAAGCGGTTGGCGGTGCTTTGATTCCTACGGTTCTTGAAAACACAATCCTTGTGTATCGTGAAAAGAATGGTGTTGCAAGACGCAATTCAAGAACGATTCCAATGGAAAGCGAAGTCTTCAAGATTACCAAATTGCTTGCTTCAAGTTCTGTTGTTTATACTGCTGAAAACAACACAATGACACAAAGCGACCCAACTTTCAAATTGCTTACATTGAATGCAAAGAACATGGGTTATTTCACTCTTGTATCTAATCAAATCTCGGATAGTGCTGTTATTAGTGTTGCCGATATTATCGCACAAGATGCAGGACGCCAATTCGCGCTTAAAGAAGATACGGATATTTTCAATGGCGATGGTTCTTCAACATATGGTTCTATCAATGGTTTGACTCATTACCTTGTAGATACGGACCACGATGCAAGCATTAAGGTTGCTGCTGCTTCGAACACTACTTTTGCAACGACTACATTGGCGGATTTGCAAGCAACAATGGCATTGCTTCCAACGTATGCAAGACAAGGTGATTGTAAGTGGTATATGAGCCAAGCAGCACGTGATTCAATCTGTTTGCGCCTTGGTTTGGCTGCTGGTGGAAACAACCTTTATTCTATCCAAGATGGTTTGGGCGAAAGATTCTTAGGTTATCCAGTAGTTATTACCAATGTATTGCCAACCGCACAAACGACACAAGCGGGTGCTGCTTATGTATTGTTTGGAGATTTGAGCCAAACGATTGTTAATGGTGAAGTTCGTGGCTTGGAAATGAGCACAACCAAGGAACGTTATTGGGAATATAACCAAACGGGCATCAAGTTTACCCAACGCTGGAATAGTATCTTGACGGATGAAGGCACGGACAGTGTAGCGGGTTCTATGGTTGCACTTGTCGGTAAAGGTTCTTAATTGATTTGTAGTGCTGCAAAGCACTACGGATAAACAGAGGGGTATAGAACGGGTTTCTTTTCCTTTCCCAATCTATACCCCTCTTGCGAAAAGGGAAAATTCTAAATGCCTCACAGACATTCATCTTTAAAACTTATTACACCACCAGCTATTGAACCCGTCTCAATTGATGAATTCAAGTTGTTCGCCAATATTGATTTTACGGATTATGACACTTTGATTCCTGAATTGCTTGAAACAGCACGGGATTACTGCGAAGGCTATACGGGAAGAGCATTCATCAAACAAACATGGGAACTTGGATTAGATGCCTTTCCTCATTTAAATTGCTATAGTGGATACGCAAATTGGAATCATAATAATTGGTTCCAATCCTATCCGCATTTTTCTACAGAAAAATTCCCAATCAATCCAGTGATTAGAATTTGTTCAATCAAATATATGGACACAAACAACGTAGAGCGAACTTTATCAGATAGTGTCTATTCACTGGATAATCGAAGTTTAATGGCAAGGTTGACGCCAAAATACAATCAATGCTATCCCGATACGGTTCCCATTCCCAACAGTGTGATTATCCGGTTTGAAGCTGGTTATGGTTGTGAAGCATCCGACATTCCAGCAAAGATTAAGACTTGTATCAAAATGTATGCTTTGAATATTTTCTCAAATAGGGTTCCTAATTCGGTGGTCCAAACTTATCCAATTGAAATCATTGATAATTTATTATTCAGCTTCAGGATTCAGGATATTTAAGAATGATTGACCTTTCAAGGATGAGACATAGGGTTTGGCTTCAACAGCAAACAACCACAGGAAGAACAATCGAAGGTGGTCTTATCACTGCTTGGAGTTCAATAGCTTATCTTTGGTCTAGTATTGAAGGCTTGTCGGGAAGAGAAATCGAAGTTGGAAAAGCAATCCAATCAGAGAGAACCCATAAGATTATTATTCGTTGGTCCAAAGTTTATGGATATTTAGATTTGTCCCAAATGCGTTTCATTTCACATTTTGGTGATATTTTCAATATAGAAGACTATGACGACAAAGATAGGAAACATGAAGAGATTGTTTGTTATGTCAAGTTGGTTAGTGGAATGAATCCACAGACAACATTAGTTGATGATAACCATCAAGCATTAAGAACCGAAGATGGTAGTGAGCCATTATTGATTGGAGTGTAAAATTTATGTCATTGAATAAAGATGATGTGATTATCTATAACGAAGGACCAAATTGCTACGGTATTCCTCAAACCGCTTTTAAAGGCTTCCAAGGTGCTGCGGGTGTTCAAGGCTTCACAGGGTTTCAAGGCCAATCGGGTGCTGCGGGTGGAACGGGCGTTCAGGGAGCTGCGGGAATTGGCGTTCAAGGTGCTGCGGGAACCGGATTCCAAGGATATGCAGGAACACAGGGTTTCACGGGAATCGGCGCCCAGGGCGCAACGGGTGAAGGCTTTCAAGGCTTTGATGGGTTCCAAGGATTCGACGGGTTTCAAGGTCTAACCGGATTGGGCACTTTCAACGCAAGTGATTTGGATTCGGGAACACTAGCCGATGAAAGATTCCCTGCAACATTGCCAGCAGTAAGCGGAGAATACTTAACAAACATTCGTATTGAAAATATCATTGGCACAACATGCCCTTCATTTGTAGGA